AAAAAACAGCCAAAAAGGCCATGAGATATTTTGTTCCTTTCTTTGTGCTGACACTACTCGACATCGTGGCATGCTATCTTTTGCCGGCACCGTTCTTCTGCATGGTATGGAGTGCTTACTGCCTGATCTGTGAATTTAAGAGCATCCGAGAATCGTGCTGGGAAAAGGAAGAAATCGAAAAGCAAAACCGTACGATTTACACCATCATTGAGGATAGAAACGATTTGGCACGACTCATCGCAGACGCTTTCGAGCAACAATTGGAAAATAAGAAAGAGGCAACAGAAGAAAAAAACACGGAAGATAAGGAGGAGTAAGCATGGCAACATTGCAACAGCGCGCCGAACAAATTAGAGACGAGGTGCAAGAGGCGGCAAATACGGCGCAACGCGTCGGACAGCTGCTCATTGATCTCATCGCGTTGATAAAAGGCGCTGACAGTCGATATCTTTCAGGGATTCGCCCCGACACGGCACATGCACCCATCCACTTTGCCCAAGGACTGACATCAAGAGGAATTCAAGTACAGGGCACAGCCAACGTGGAAGGAGCATTGTCCGTGGGTGATTTCCACGCAGGTATGAGTGGCGCCGGTATATCAGCCGACGGCACGGCCGAAGTCGAACGACTGACAGTGCGCTCGAAATTGGAAGTGGCAGAAATGCAGATCAACCGACTCACAGCCATGGAGGGGGATTGGTTGTTGACTGAGAGCGGCACGGTGGAGCACGTCGAACAACGAGGGGCGCAATGGGTATTAACCATGCGACGCAGATTTGAAGGGGACTTCACCGCTTTTGCCGTCCATGACGTGATCAAAGGAATCGTAAGCACGGCAGCGGTCAGAGCCTTTCGACCCAACACGCCTTTGCCCACGCCCGAGGCGGCGATTTATGCCGTGGCATGGCTCAGAGTCGAAAGCGTGGACATCAACGAAAACTCGATTACTTGCTCTTTGTATGACAACGCCGACGTTCCCGGCGGAGCAAATATGCAGCCGTGCGAGGGAATGAATCTCGCACGGTGGGGTAACACGAGTATTGCAGAACGCAGATCATGCTTGTATCTCTCATCAAGGGAGGGACGCATTGTGCATTTGCAGGGAGTGACGGCGCCGAAAATTACGCCGGAGAACCATCGAGCAGCCTTTGGCTCTTTGCCCGAATTCCTGAAAAAGGAACTGGCAGGAGTCGTTGACGCAAACGATGATTATCTGTTTGCACGGGGGCTTGTGGTACAAGACATCATTCGACTCGACGCGAAGGCGAGCCCTATTCCTGAAATTGTGGATCGGGGCAACTGGAAGCAAGGAGCAAAGTATTACGGCGGGACACGGAACCCGGAAACGAAACGCTTTGAAATAAGCGACGTATGGCGAGAAGGGGCCCGGTGGAGGTGCACGACAACGAAATCCAAAGGTACAACAGAACCACCGACGCCGAACTCTATTCACTGGACGCTTATTCAAGCCAAACCGAAGGACGGGAAAGACGGGGGGAATTACAAAACGAACCTTATAGATAATAGTTCTTTTCAGGAAGGAATAAAGAGGTGGGATTCCGAACAAATAGAGGGAGTCTTTGAAGACGGGCTATTTAGTCCGGTAGTAGGGACAAGGGCGATTAAGTTTGAAGTGAAAAGTTTGCGAGAACATGATTACGCCGGGATCTCTCAAGAACTTTCATCATACGATTTGCCACCGAATACAATTTGCACATTAAGCGTTTGGGTAAGAGCCACATCGGATTTAAGGCAAGCAGCAATTATCGTGGCACCCAATTTGGAATCGCGCCCCTGGGCTGGTAAGGACATCGTAAAAGGGCAAGAAGGGTGGCAGCGCAATGTCCTTAAATTTACGACGCCGCGAGACGTAGGAGGAAAGCCGATACGAGTCTACATGTTGCTCTACAATCAAGAGGAGAATGCAACTGTCTGGTTCGCCGCCCCTAAGCTCGAAATCGGAGACACCCCCACCGAGTGGACAACGTCGGAGAACGACCGAAAGGGCAAAGACGGCAAGAGCAACTACACGCACATCGCCTATTCGCAGCACAGCGATGGGAGCGAGCTCACCTTTTCGCCCGCGAACGCCTTATATATCGGGCTCTACACCGACGAGAACCCCGCCGCTTCGTTAGACCCCGCGCGCTACGTTTGGACGCAATTCCGCGGAAACAACGGAAGCACGACGTACTTACACATCGCACACGCAAACGGTTTGGCCGACGAATTTAAGGACTTCACCACGTCGAACCCCGACGGCCGAAAGTTCGTCTATATGGGAACGTGCGTCGACGAAAACAGCCTCGACCCCACCGACCCGAACGCTTACCGCTGGACAGAGGTGGAAGGCAAACAAGGTTTGCCGGGCGACCCCGGCGTTAACGGTTTGACAAGCCACACGCACACGGCCTACGCCAACAGCGCAGACGGACAAGTGGGTTTCACCACCACACCGGGCGGAGCAGATTTCGACTATATCGGGATCTACACCGACTTTAAAGAGGAGACGTCGACCGACTGGCGGCGTTATGCATGGGCAAGGGTTAAAGGCAAGCAAGGCGACCCCGGCAAGAAGGGCGACAACGGCCGCGGCATTGACCACATCGAAACGTTCTATCTGCTCACGGCCGACGGCACAGCCCCCGAACGCGACGCCCGCGATTGGAGAAGCACCCCGCCCGTGCCAACGCCGCAAACGCCGTGGCTTTGGACGTACGAGCGGGTGGTTTATTCGGATGGGAATAATGAACGAACCAAAGTCCGATTGGTTACACGATTAGCAAAAGACGGAGCCGAAGCTGAACCCACGCGTCCCAATCTGCTTGACGGGACAGATTTTCATCAAGACGGAGCATGGGAATCGGGTCTCAACGGCACACACACCAAGACTGAGAAGGTGAAAGACGTACAGCCCGCCGTCACAGGGTGCGGAGTACTGAGAACGCTGGTGGAACGCGGCGCCGTGGGCGAGGAATACGCGCAATTCTCGCAGCGCATACCGGTGGACTTGGTAGCAGGACTGGACTACACATTTTCAGTTTATGTTCGTGGTGACAATACCGGCTGGATGATTGTCTTTCCCAATTCGGGCGAGCATTTTCGCCTTTCGGCTGCAAAGCCCGGAGAGTGGCAAAGAGTCTCGGTTTCATTTAAGGCGAGGACGCCAAGACCGGGAGAAGAAAACCGCGCTTATTTACGCTGCTGGCTGAAAAACGCCGACAACACACAGCGACACGAGGTGCTATTTTGCGCTCCCAAGTTGGAAGAGGGCTTAACGGCCACGCCATGGTGCTTGTCTGAAAACGACAAAGTGGGCGCCACCGTGCAACATCGTGGTTTTTGGGACGCGTTTGCCGACGGGACGGTATTTCGGGGACGCAACGAGACGGGAGGAGGTTATGAAGACGTGGTGGATATTTTGACGCCCGCGGGGACACGAGAAGCATATCGTTGCACCCGCACGCATACCAAAGCGGGAAACGATACACGCCCCGGTGCCAATTCACCATATTGGAAAAAGGGCGACTCGTTCGAGCTGGTAAGCACCAGCATGTTGCTGGCAGGAACAGCACGAATCGAAAATCTCGCAACGGGAAACATCTCGCAGGATCGCATGGTTACCGCAGGCGCGGAAATGAGATTTTACGCCGCAGGCTGTAAACACCCCGGTTTGGTCTTTGGGTACAGATCCGATACTCAAAAACGGAGATTCCCGGTGCTGCAATGCTTTGATCCCGAAACCGGGGCGCTGCTTTATGATTTGGGCCCCGAGGGGATCTTTGCCAATGCACGCCGAGTGGCGGGGGTCTGGACACCACTACAGATGATTCGCGTAACAAGATTCACGACCATCACTCAACTTTACAAGTGGTTGACGGAGGACGAGGATAATTGGCATGATCAAGACATCGAGAAGTTGAAGGTCGAAAGTCCTTTCTTTGCAGACAACGGCGCACGTCATCCACTGTATTGGTTTGGACACGGCGCATATTACGCCGAAGGTTGGAGTGAATTCCGAAGAGCCGACGGCACCATGCACAAAATCTTTGAGAGTTCGCGCACATCCACCCCGACCGAAGATTACCCGGCGGCTTTTTGGTTCAACCCTTTCAAGAACCAAATGAACACAACCGCCACACCGGAGAGTGCATTGACCGATGACAACGGCGCAGCCATCGGCGATATCAACGCAACCCGAGTCGAAGACGGCTGGTACTGTTCGAAAGTTTGCCCCATCCGTGTTGAAAAAGGAGAATTCAAGATCAACGTGGACAAACGCCCGAGAACGGTTACGCTATACGCGATTGATCTTTGGAGATTCCGAGGAGGTAAGAAGATCGAGACGGGGACGACTTACTTCATTGATTTCGATTTGGAATATATGGCGGACGTGGACGACGCAGGACGAGCTTTCAAAGGCCGAAACAGCCGTGGACTCATTGAAGAGGATAGCCGAAACAGCTTAATTCATGTGCCAATTTTTGAGATTCAAGGTTTTGTCTCAAGAACAGACACGAGTATTAAACCACCAAAAGACTGATATGACAGACATCAATCCTTTTTTGCGCCACCTACTGCGATTTGAGGCGGGGGTGGCAGATCGGAACCTTTCGACGGACAGACTTTTTCAGAAGGCACATGTCAAAGGTTTCGCCAACGACCCCGACGACCGCGGAGGGGCAACAATGATCGGGGTGACACTGGCGGCTTTCACCGCTTGGAGAAAGCAACACGGGCGCCCCGCCCCGACGGTCAAGGACTTGAAAGCCCTTTCCTACGAAGAGTGGAGGGACATCGTCGAGAATGATTTCTGGAAGCGGTGCAAAGCCGACGAATTGAAATCTCAATCTGTGGCGATGATGCTGGCAGACTTTACGTTTCACAGTGGAGCACATGGAATAAAAGCATTGCAACGCGTGCTGGCTGTGAAGGTCGACGGAATCATGGGGGCACAAACATTGTCTTCTGCCAACGCCACGCCATCCGCCACGTTGTTTGCCGCTCTAAAAGCGGAGCGTTTGCGGTTTTTGCAGCTCATCGTGAAGAACAACCCACGGCAAAAGAAGTTCATCAAAGGCTGGATCACGAGAGTGGAAGCGATTCCTTTTACAGACTGACATGAAGATTGATTCGAGCATAAAACTTTCACCGCTGATTCTGCTGGTGCTTAGCCTTTGCTTTTCAAGTTGCACCACCACCCGAACCGTGGAGCGGCGCGTTATAGTTCACGACACGCTGAAAGTCAACAGAACCGACACGCTTAGATTCACGGCACTTGTACAGGATAGCGTCTATTTGCATGATAGCGTTTATCTCGAAGGAGCAACCACCGTCAAAGAACGCATTAAAGAACGCTGGCACATTCGAACTGACACCGTTTGGCGAACAAAGACAGAAGCTCTTCACGCCGTGCACCGAGAGACGGCACAACAGAAAGAAAGCCCAGAACCATCGGGGCAGCCTGGTATTTGGTGGGTGCTGCTGCTCCTCGCCATAGGCGGGGCGATTCCCGTTCGATTAGGCAAAAAATAAGTAGCGTAAGGTATGCAGTTACTCTCATCGATTCCTCAATTGACGTTTCCCGATGAGTGGGAGGCGTTGACCATTTCAACGAGCACGCCTTTGCGGTGCTTAATCAGTGTAAACGGGCACCCGGCACTTGATTTGACGTTACGCCCCATAAACGGACAAATCACACTGCACGACGCCGGCTCATTGATTAGAGACCGCGCAGAGCGGAAGATTGCAGTGGTGAAGTTGGAGGTGATCAAGGACAGCAATCGCACGACTTTGATCACATCGACCGTGATCCCGGTGCAGAACCACATGGGAGAAACCGCCGCGGCTTTTACGGCACGTTCGTTCCTTACATTCGCCCCGCCGGTGAAATTGACCCACCGCGCGGCAACGGAACGCCTCGCATGGGTGGGAAGCGAGACGGCCGTGGCGATTTCGAGCGTTTGGTGGACAGCGCACGGCGCAGTGGAGCACACCGAGAGCATTGCAGCCTCACAAAAGGACGGGGCCAACGTGGTAGACGTTTCACCCGCCCGACTCAATCCACCCGAAGCGGGCGCCGTGCTTTGTCATTACGCCGCTGCATGTGGAGCGCGCCGACAACGCTACGAAATAGCCCCGCCCAACACCTCACAGGGCGGAGGAGCAGAGATTGAGTTTCGGAATGATTTCGGAGTGGCAGACACCGTGCATGCTTTTGGCACCGTGGAGCGCAATGCGAAACCCACTTATAAGACCGCGCGGATCGCGGGGCGACGACACAACTACGAGACGGAGAGCGAAGTGACAATCACATG